GATTTATAAATGGTCGCCTTCTGCACCATCAACCATAGGCGCACAGCTAACCAATTCTCCTACAGGATGTTCTGGTGTTTTAGTCACTAATGAACGTCATGTCATAGCTCTAGGTGCTGGTGGCGATCCTAGAAAAGTACAATGGTCATCAAGAGAAGCAAGCACTACCTGGACAGCCGCAGCAACCAATACAGCTGGTGATTTACAAATACCAACTGGAGGTAGAATATTGGGTGGAGTTAAATGGCAAACAGATGTCATCATCTTTACCGATACAGGTATAGCAAGACTTTACTATACTGGTTCTCCTTTTATATACGGTATTCAAGATGCTGGTACTAACTGTAAAGCTGCATCACCAAGAACAATAGTTAGTTCTGGAAACTTCTTAGCATGGATGGGTGAAAACTCTTTCTTTGTTTTTGATGGTTCGGTTAAAGAAATTAAATGTGATGTGCATGACCATGTATTTGATAATATTAGATATCAATATAGACGTATTGCTTGCGGTGGACACAACTCAAACTTTAATGAAATATGGTGGTTCTACCCTTCAGGGGATGCACAAAAAACACCAAACAAATATGTCATTTGGAACTATGTTGATAATGTTTGGTCAATCGGTGAAATGGATAGAGGATGTTGGATCGACCAAGGTGTTTTTGATTATCCGATTGCCTGTGATTCACTTGGTAATGTTTATCAGCATGACAGCACTACATTAAATAATTCAGAGAATTTAGGTGCAGCAGTACCTTACGCACAATCAGGACCTATTGAAATAGGTAACGGTGATAACTATGTGCAATGTAATCAGATACTACCCGATGAAGAAGCAAATACATTACCTGGTGTTGTTATAAGTTTTACAGGAAGATTTACACCACTCGGAGCAGAAACAGATTTTGGTAATTTTACTTTTAATAGTGATGGTTATACCGATGCAAGATTTACAGCCAGACAAGTTCGTATGAAAGTCACTGGCGATACTGACCAGATGTTTCAGGTTGGTAATATACGATTAGATTTAAGAAACAGAGGTCGTAGATAGTGGCAAGAAAAACACTAACACGACCAGGTGAAGATTACGATAAAAACTATCTTAACTATTTAATATCAGAGATAGAATATCAAACAGGTATGACTTTCAACAAAGGTGAAAGAATACAAATAAACGGTGGCGATGCTACCGAGTTAGTATTGGTAAGTCCAAATGGAACAAAATATAAAGTTAGTGTCGCAGACAACGGAACACTCTCCACCTCCACAACAGTCTAAAGAAGACTGGGAAGTAGAGTTTGAAAGGTTAGAACACCATATTATTCGTGCATTAAAGCACCAAGATAGGTATAATCTAAGTGATATTAAAGAAAAAATAGGCCAAGGAATGTTTCATATATGGCCTGGAAAAGATGCTTTTTACATATCTAGCTTTGGTGAGTTTCCTAAATACAGAGTTTTAAATTTATTTTTGTGTGGTGGAGACTACGAAGAACTAGAAGAGATGTTTTCAAGCATAGAAGTATTTGCAAAAAATTGTGAATGTAAATATCTTTATGGCGGTGGTCGTAAAGGTTGGATAAGAAAATTAAAACATCTTGGTTTTGAACAAGAATATATAGTCAAGAAGGAATTATAATTATGGGATGGGAAACAATAATACCAGCAGCAGTAGGCTTATACGGTGCTACACAAAGTGGTGGAGATACAACTGTAACAAATACTGATCCAGCGACACAAGCTCGTTATGATGATTTATACAATAAAGCTAAAGGTGTAGCAAACCAACCTTTTGTTCCTTACACTGGCCCAAGAGTAGCAGGATTTAATCCAGACCAATTAGCTGGTATGGATGCAACAAGGGGTTTGTTTAATCAAAGCCAACGATATAATCCGCAACAAGGTTTACAAACTCTATTAGGTAAAAGTTTAAGAGCGCCAAAAGTCACACCTTTTACTGGTACAGCAACACAATTACAACCAGCAGCAATGCAACAGGCAGCAAACATAGCTCCAGTAGATTTATATAGCGGTGCTTCAGTTAATCGTGGTGCTATAAGAGATGTAAAACCACAATCATTATTAGATACAAATTTAAGTGCATATCAAAATCCTTTTCAATCACAAGTTATAGACAATACACTTGGTGATTTAAACAGAGCAAGACAGATGCAATTACAAAGTGACCAAGATGCAGCAATCGGAAGAGGTGCATTTGGTGGTTCACGTTCAGCTATATTAGAAGCAGAAACAAATAGAAACTTTGCAGAACAGGCTGGTAAGTTATCTGGTGATTTAAGAGCGCAAGGTTTTGACAGAGCGACATCATTAGCTGGTCAAGACATAGGAAGACAGTTTTCAGCAGACCAATATATGTCTGATGCAGATAGAGCTGTTGCAATGCAAAATGCAACTTTTGGTCAACAAGCTGGATTAGCAAGACAAGGTTTACTTGGCGATGTTGCACAAAATCAAGCACAACTAGATGCAAGAAGATTTGGTGCCGATCAAAGTGCATTAAACCAATTTGGTTTACAGCAAGGCTCTTATAACAACGCAATGAACATGGCTAACATGGATGCTATTAATAGAGCTAATCAATTAAATCCATCTTTAGAAATGCAAAACAGACAGTTCCAACAAGGTCTATTAAATGACCAAGTTAGCAATCAATACAGAAACTTAAATTTACTTGGTGGTCAAGGAAGATCAGCACAAGCTCTATCACAAGCTGGAATGGATGCTGGATATGGCGAGTTTATGAGAGCATTAAATTACGGCCCACAACAACTTGGTCTATTATCAAGCGCGGTCTTTGGTATGGACCCAGGAAGATCAACTACTACTGAGCAAGGTAATCTTGGAAGACTTGGTGATGCTTTAGATATTTACCAAACTACTCAAGGATTGTTTGGATAGGAGATAATTATGGTAATAAGAGATTTTAATAGCCCAATGGGATTACTACAAAACAACAATAATTCTACAGGCTCGCTTGGTTTAGATTTAAGCTCTATTGTTGAAGCTAGAGCAAAACAAGCTGAAGAAGACGAGGAAAAAAGAAAAAGAGCTGAACAATCTTTAAAGCTACAAAACTTTGCCGACACTCTTCGCATGGTTAATGCTAATAAATCTGGCAATACTCAAGGTGTAGCTTTGTATGCAAATAGACTGGCTAATAGACGAGCAGAAGAACAAGCTAGGTTAAAAAAAGCAGCAGAAGAAAAGAAATTTAATAATTTTTATAACAGTCTAAGTGAAAATGAGAAAAAAATTTATGGCTTAAAACAAGCTGGTATGCCAGACTCTTATATTAAATCTCAATTTTATCCAGATTCGTCAGGAAATGACGGAACAAGTTTGATGCAAAATGCACAGGCTTTAGCAGCTAAAAGAAAAAGATATTCTGCTATGACCCCTCAAGAAAAAGCATCTTCAGAAGGCTTGCTACTAGCACAAGACATTCAGGACTTTGCTGGTTTGGGTGGAGCTTTAAAATATGATGCAGAGACTGAATTCAATAAAAATAGAGCGGGTGAAGCTGGTAAACAGGGAAGAGATTTTAGCGATGGTCCTTTAACAACGGGTCAAATAGCAACAGACAAAGGTTTTGCAACTTTCTATAAAGATTATCTTTCAAAAGGAAGGGGTGCTAAAAACGTAGCAAACGTTGAAAGATTAGATGATGCAAAAGAGATTATGAAATATGCTGCAAAAAATAAAATTGCAATATCAAGCGTTCCTTTTAGCTTGGTTGCACAAAGACCATCTCTCTCAGCCTTCTTTAGTCCTGAAGGTGTAATGGCGCAAGAAAGGGTGGCTAGTGTTATTCAGCAATCATTAAAAGAAATATTGGGTGGTCAATTTGCAGAGAGAGAGGGTATTGCTCTTATACAAAGAGGATATAACCCAGCTCTTAATCCAGAAGAAAACTTAGAAAGATTATTAGACTTAGAAGCACAAGTTTTACAAATTGTTGAAAGTGAACAAGATGCTGTTGAGTATTATGAAAATAATAAAAAATCTTTAGCTGGTTATAAAGGCAAAAGATATACCTCAAACGACTTTGTTAGGGATTTAAGAAAAGATTACACAATGGATGTCATAGATATGTCTGACCAAGATATAGAAGATGCTTATATGTCTGCTGGTGAAGGTTCTATTTGGATGGAAACATTAACAAAAGAAATCAATAGAAGGGCAGATAAAAGAAGACCATGAAAACATTAGAAGAGCTAAAAAAACAAAGAGCTGAACAACAAACGACTGGTGAAATAGCATTAGAGACAATTAGCAATATTCCCTCTAGTGGCGCACAATTTGTATCAGACACTATCACTCCTTTATTAAGTCCAATAGATACTGCTAAAAATTTATTTGAATTGGGAAAGGGTATATATAATTTGTATACACCAGGCGAACAGCCAAGCGAAGAAGTTGCAAGAGCTGTTGGTAAATTTTATTATGATAGATATGGTGGCAAAGATTTTACAGAAGTTAAATCAAAAGTATTACAAACACTAAAAACTGATCCTGTTGGTTTTTTATCAGATTTAGCTATCCCTTTAAGTGTAGCTAGAGCGCCTTTAAGCAGCAGTAGTGTTGTAAGTAAAGCTACAAAAGCCATTGACCCAACAAACATACTTCTTAAAACAGCAGCAAATACTCCAAAGGGTTTATCCGTTTTAGGCGATGCTACCATTGGAACAATGTTAAAAAAACAAGGCGGTATTGGAGATGGAGTTTTAACTGATATTTTTAAAGGTGCGCAAAAAGGCGGAGATACTTTAGCTCTAATGAAAGCACAAATGAACTCAAATAAAAGTTTAGAGACAGCGCTAAAACCTGTTTATTCATATATGGAAGGTTTAAAAATTTTGGCAGATAAAAGGGCAGCCGCATATAATCAAGGTTTGTCGAAACTTGGACTAAATAAAGTCAAAGTTGATCCTTCTGTTGTTGTAAATGCCTTTAACAAAAGCCAAGCAAGATTTACAAAGATAACAAACCAAGGAAGGGTATCAACACCCGAAATTACTGCAAAAACTAAACAGTTAAAATCTTTGGTGGATGAGTGGGTTAATAATCCAGACCTTCATACTGTTGAAGGGTTAGATTTTTTAAAACAATCAATTAGTGATTTTATGCCAGATGCAACTAGCAAAACTAGAGCTGGTGCATTTGTTTCAGATTTTAGAGGTAATGTAAGAAATGCTATTGTTGATGAATTTCCAGATTATGCACCAGTAATGAAGGCTTATGAAGAGTCTAAAATTTTAGAAAAACAAGTTAAAAAAGCATTGGGTTCAGGAAAAATAGAAGATATAGAATCAATAGCAAGAAAATTACAATCAACAACAAGAAATAATGCAAGTACAAGTTTTGGCGTAAGAGGAAATATTTTAGATGAAATATCTAAAGTTGGAGAACAGCCAAATTTAAGATATGAATTAGCTGCTGGCTCTGTTGATAATGTTGTGCCAAGAGGACTTGGTGGTATTTCTTCAGGAGCTATTGGCGGAGGTGGTGCTATGTATGGCGTAGCTACAGGAAATCCACTACTCACAGGCCTAGCTGTCGGATCAACAGTTGCATCTTCTCCAAGATTGTTAGGTGAGGTTGCTTTAAGATCAGGTCAGGTTAAAGGTGTTTTAAATCCAGCATTAAATCAAATTTCTAACTTAAATGATATTTTGTCTCCTGCTTACAATCCTGCATTACAAACTACAAGAATACTTGAGGCCTCTGGTATTCAAAAAGCAGCTGAAGATGCAAGAAGAAGAGAGTTTCTTAAAAAGCTAAAAAACTAACATGACATACCATGACACGCAGATCGGAGCGGATAGGTAGGAGTGGAGAATACCTAACCTGCTCAGTTCTGGCGAGAGAATCAGACACCGTCACAATAATGCCCCATACATCTCATGCCGATGTAATCTTTGAGTGGAAACATAAACTCTATAGATGCCAAGTTAAAACAGTCACACATATAGA